CGCACCATGAGGGGCTCGCAGCTCAAGATGATCGCCATCGAGTGGGAGGTGACGCAGTCCTATCTGGGTCAATTCCTGGGCCGCAGCGAGCGCACGCTGCGCCGCATGATCGCCGGGGATACCAAGATCAGGCCAGCCGAGGCCTTGCTGCTCAATTCGATGATCGAACACGGCGAGCGACCGCCGCAGCAGTAATTGTCGCCGCAGGCAAGGGCGCGTATTGTCCGCCAGGGCAATGCGCGCTTTTTGCTGTGGGGGATAGCGTGAGCGAGGGAAAAATAAGGCCGCTGATCGAGAGCGCGTTGATCGAGTTGCGCAACGACGTCTACATTGCGCTGCGGGCCGCCGAGGATGCACTGGAGGCTATGTTGTTGGCCGAGTTCAACAAACGCGACGAGCAGATCTCGGAATTGAGCATCATGGTGTCGCGATTGACCGATCGCGTCGACAGGCTGGAACAAGGAGGGGGTGACCCCTTAAGACATTGACGAAAAAGAAAGAACGAATTGCCGATCCGCGTTCGTTGGCGCGCAATCACACGGTGCGCGCTATACAGACTATCGCTGGCATCATGGACAGCGGCGCGAACGAAGAGCTGCGCTTGCGCGCCAGCGATTTGCTGCTGCAACGCGGCTGGGGCAAGCCGGTGCAGCCGGTCAGCGGCGAGGACGGCGGCGACATAAGAATTACAATCAGAAATATTTTGGAGGGCGGCAAGAAGTGAACAGTGCGGTGTTGATAGGCGGCGTTGCTGGCGTCGTTGTTAGCGCGGCGGTCGTGGGCGCGGTGTTTTATGTTTTCTTGATTGCGCCGTTCGCGGGCTCGCCATGATCGACATCATGCTGCCGCACAACGGCTGGACGCCACGGCATCACCAGATGAACCTGTGGCGCTATCTGCGCGGTGGCGGCAAGCGAGCGATGGCGGTGTGGCATCGTCGTGCCGGTAAGGACGACGTCTGTCTGCACAACACCATGATCGCGGCGACGGAACGAGTTGGTAATTACTGGCATTGCCTCCCCGAATTTGAGCAGGGCCGTAAAGCAATATGGACAGCAGTCAATGCACACACCGGACGACGACGCATCGATGAGGCATTCCCCGAAGAGTTTCGAGACAGCGTTAACGATCACTCCATGTTCATCCGTTTCAAAAACAAATCCACATGGCAAGTCATTGGCAGTGATCGATACGACGCCACAACCGGCGCAGGCACTGCCGGAATTGTCTACAGCGAATGGGCGCTGGCGAACCCGTCAGCGTGGGCCTACCACCGGCCCATGGTCGAAGAGAACAACGGCTGGGCGACGTTCATCTCTACTCCCCGGGGACGCAATCATGCGCTCGAAATGTTTCACCATGCCACTCAGTCACGCGAGTGGTTCGCCGAGTTGCTCACCGCCGAAGATACCGGCGCAGTCAGCGCAGAAGCTCTTGCCGAAACCTTAAGGGAGTATCAGGCGCTGTACGGTGTCGACGTCGGCACCGCGCAATATCGCCAGGAGTACTTCTGCGACTGGAACGCTGCGATCCTGGGCGCGTACTTCGCGCTGGAGATGGCGCAAGTGCGCAACGAGGGCCGCGTGCTGGAGGTCGAGGCTGACCCGGCAGAGCCAGTCGATTGCGCCTGGGACATTGGCGTCACCGACGACACCTCGATCTGGTTCTTCCAGACCCAGGGCGCCCAGGTCGTGCTGCTCGATCACTACGCGGCGAGTGGCGTCGGTGTCGAGCATTTCGCCGAGGTGATCGAGCAGCGTTGCGCCAAGTACGGCTGGAAGCACGGCACCGACTATGTGCCGCACGATGCCAAGGTGAAGGAGTGGGGCTCCGGCAAGACCCGCGTCGAGACCATGCAGGGCTTCCGCCTGAACCCGATGCTGGTGACGTTCGCCTCGTTCCAGGACGGCATCAACGCGGCGCGCAGGCTGCTGCCGCTGTGCGTGTTTCACACCCGCACCGAGGAAACAGGCATTGCGGCGCTGGAACAATACAGAAGAGAATGGGATGATGAGAAGAAGGCCTTCAGAGCCAGTGACGTTCACGACTGGACAGCACATCCGGCGGCCTCCTTTCGCTATCTGGCGCTGGCTTGGAAGGGCGCGAAGATCCGTGAAGTTGTGGTGCCGAAGCAGGAGGGCTGGATAATCCCGCCACCGCCGGAGCCACGTCGTGGAGGGTTGCAGCTGTGAGTGACAAGACAGTTAACGTAACGACGGCAAGTTATTTAATGGATGTTGTTGAGCATCTGGCCAAGCTTGAGCTGGAGGTGGCCGATTTGAAGTTCTCGATCCTATTCAGTGATCATGGCTCATCCACATACAATTGTAAGAAGAGCGCCCGAAAGTTGATGCATGCGTTGGAGATGGTGGAGCATTGTCTCAGCGAAGCCAGACGAGAGGCGAAGGAAAAAGAGGAGCGCACAGTTCGCGTGGTGAAGTGATGCGGAAGCGGACATCGCTGCGACGCTGGAAGGCGCGGTGTCGGTTGGGGCGGCCTATACCTTTGTATGCGATGATCGATCACGACTTGCAGCGATGGTTCTCGTTCTGCCGGGAAGGCGATGTAAACCGGGACTATTGGGTGGCGCACCATGGCTGAAGACAAACCGAACGATGAGGATCTTCGCCACGACGATCTGGAGTACACGCCAGCGGCGCAGCCCAAGGGATCAGCCAAGGCGTGGCTGAACATCCTGGAGGAGAGCGAAGACGCCTACAAGAATTGGAACGATCACTGCGACAAGATCGACAAGCTGTATGCCAGCCTGGACCGGCTGACCGGCCTCGCCCGCGACAAACAGTTTCAAATGTTTTGGGCGAACATGGAAGTCATCAAGCCCAGCATCTACGCCAAGCCGCCGATCCCGGTCGTCGTCCCCAAGTTCAAGGACCGGCGTCCGGTGCCGCAGCAGTCATCCGAGATAATCGAGCGGTGCTGTATCGTGGCGTTCGATCTGGCCCGCATCGATGACATCATGATCCTGGTGCGCGACGATCTGGCGCTGAACGGTCGCGGCGTGCCGTGGTGCCGGTACGAAGAGAAGGACGACGACGCCGACACCTATCACTCGCACGAGAAGGTCTGCCTGGAGTTCAAGAATAGGCGCGACTTCCTGCACAGCATCTCACGCAATTGGACCGAGGTGTGGTGGGTGGCTGGCGCGAGCTACCTGACCAGGACGCAGGCCCGCAAGCGTTTCCACGACAGCAGCGGCGACGAATACCAGAAGGCCGAGTACAGCGTCGACAAGGAGAGCCGCTCCGTTGGCGGCGCCGACAACCGCGAGCGCGCCAAGTTCTGGGAGATCTGGGACAAGAACAGCGAGCGGGTGATCTGGGTCGCCAAGGGCTGCGAAGACATCCTGGACGAGGACGATCCGCACCTCGACTTGCAAAACTATTTCCCTTGCCCGAAGCCCGCCTACGGCACGACGCAGCGTGGCTCACTGGTGCCGGTGCCGGACGCGCTGCAGTACCAGGACCAGCTCGATGAGATCAACACGCTGACGGGCCGCATTCATGCGCTCAGTGATGCGCTGGAGGTCAAGGGCTTCTACCCGGCTGGCGGTGCCGAGTTGAGCGACGCTATCCAGGCCGCCATCAAGATCAAGACGCCGGGACGAGTACTCGTCCCCATCAGCAACTGGGCGGCCTTCGGCGGCAGCAAGGAAGTCATCATCTGGCTGCCGATCGACATGATCGCGCAGACCATCACGGCGCTGGTGGCGCTGCGCAAGCAAGTCATTGATGACATCTACGCCATCACCGGCCTGTCCGACATCATGCGCGGCGAGACCGATCCCAACGAGACGCTGGGCGCCCAGGAGCTGAAGACCGACTATGGCTCTGTTCGCGTGCGCGACAAACAGCGTGAGATGGTGCGCGTCGCCCGCGACATGGTGGAGATCACCGCCGAGATCATCACCGAGAAGTTCAAGCCTGAAACCATCATCGCGATGTCGCAGACCCAGCTGCCGACCCAGGATCTGATCCGAAAGCAGATCGAGAAGATCCAGCAGCAGATGCAGCAGCAGCAACAGCAGGCGCAGATGCTGATGCAGTCACCGCAGATCCAGCAGATGGGTCAGCAGAACCCGCAGGCGGCCCAGCAGGCCATGCAGCAATTTCAACAGGTGCAGGAAGGTGCCAACCACGCGATCCAGAAGCTGGCGCAAAAGCCGACCATCGAACAGGTGCTTCAGTTCATCAAGGGCAGTCGTACCAAATCATTCGTGCTGGACATCGAAACGGACAGCACGATCCAGCAGGACGAGAACGCGGAGAAGAAACGCCGTGGCGAGTTCATCTCGGTGCTAGGTCCGCTGCTCCAGCAATTGTCGATGATGATCACGGCGGAGCCGCAGACCGCATCGTTCTGCGGTGAGCTGCTGAAGTTCGCAGTCGCGCCATACCGCGCCGGTCGCACGCTCGATGGCGCTATCGATGACCTCGTCCAGCAGATGGAGCAGAAGGGTCAGCAGCCGCAGCAGGACAACAACCCGGCCCAGATCAACGCCAAGACCGCGCTGCAGATCGAGAACATGAAGCAGCAGGCGGCGATGACGAAGAACCAGCAGGACGGTGCGCTGGAGGCGGCCAAGATGAAGCAGGCCGACGATCACAAGCAGATGGAGCTGAGCACTCAGATCCAGATCGCGCAGAGCAAGCAGCAGGGCACGATCCAGTCCGACCAAGCCAAGATCGCGGTGCAGAACCAGAAGGCGATGGAGAGCCGCGAGGCGCACCAAGCCGACATGGCGGGCAAGGCGCAGGAGATGGAGATCGCCCGCTTCAAGGCCAGCGCCGACATGCAGAAGGCGATAGACCAGCGGGCACAGAACGCCGAGAAGGCGCAGCATGCGTCGGCTGCGGCGGCGCTGAAGCTGCAGAACGGGTTTGGACCCAACGGCAGCGGAGGGCACTGATGCCCGGCAGATGGGTGATGGGCAATCTGGCGCGGCGCGACCAGTATGCGCTGCCGATCACTGGCGGCCTGGAGCAGCAGGCGCTGGCCAGGATGCCCGCCATCTCGACGAACATCGAAGACCGGCGGCCAACCGGCCCGCACAGCTTCCAGACGCAGGAGCCAGTCATTGTTGAGGGTGCCCAACAGGCACCGAGCAGCTGGTCCGACGTGATGGAGCAGGCCATGCAGATGCAGCGTGGCGCTGGCGATATGACATTCCGCCAGCCCGACAAGTACGGCTTCTCGCAATCGCTGGACGAGCGCCTGCAGGGCTCGCCGCCAATGCCGCATCCGTTGCAGGCGACGCCGGTCGACAAGTTCACCGATTATCTGACCCAGCGGGAAGGCGGCGAGATTGCCGAACGCAAGGCGGAGCGTGACGCCAATCAGGCTTTGCAGGATCATTATGGCCTGTCACCGTCTGATGATCTCAGTGGCCTTAGCAAGGATGACCTCGACAAGATGATCTTGGGAGGAATGTAGTCGATGCCTGACCAGATGGGCAGCTTGGCCGCTACCGACAGCTATCCGCTGGACGAGCAGCAGGCGGCGCAGGACGCCTTCGAGGCGTTCGCGGCCCGCACCCGTCAGTCGGTGCAGCCGACAGGTGGGCGCACTGAAGCGCCAGGGCAGATCGTCGGTCCGGTGGTGAACGCGCTGGTAACGCAGCCGGTCAATAAGGCGCGTGGTCTGATGCAGACCATGGCCGACTACTCCGCCAATGAGTTTCCGGCAACGCAGGGCGCGACAGAGCAGAGTACCGACTATGACCCGCGTCGCGCAGCAGCGGACTACGCGGCTGGTACGGCGTTCAATGTCACGGGTGCTGGGTTTGGTTTAGCGCCGGAGGGCGCGCTGGGTATGGCTGGCGGCAGGGTGGGGCGAAGCCGCGATACGCTCGCCGGGTTTGAGCCAGGGCAGGCTGGGAACACGCCAAGTGTCGCCACCAACATCGTGAAGTACAACGAGGGCTCACCATTTTTGAAGACCGATAAATTTCACGGCTTCTCCGGCTTGCGCACCGGCAAGCCAGTGAACGAGATGGAATATCAGATCACTGGTGAGCCGAAGTTCGAGCGTCCGGTGATCGATCCACAGTCGCTGATTGGCAAGGAGCTGATCTTTGCTGCTGGTGACCGCAGTACAGCAGGCGGTGTGCTGCAAAGCGTCGGCGGCACCAAGCTGACACGTCCGCAGCCGATGGAGGGCGGCGCCGACTATGCGTTCTCGCAGGCCGACAAACCAATAGCCGGGATGTCAGAAGATGCACGGCGTATGTGGGCTAACGCCTCGCCGCAGACGTCTGGTCTGATTAACCTGGGCAACGAGGTGCTGGCGCGTGGCCGTGAGCAGGTGCTGATGTATCAGGCCATGGCTAAGCATTCTGTGGACAGCTCGAAGCAGATGGCGTTACCGGCCTACGATCTCGCCCGGCAGTCCAGCATATCAAACGCTGGCGCATCATTCATCAATAAGGCGATGGAGGGCGTTGAAGGCTTTCCTGGCTGGCGTTCGCCAAAGCTGCACGATTGGCTCAGCAACACGGCAACAGGTACTGAGCGCGGCAGAGTGGTGAAGGCAATGGACAGTGAGGTGGCGCGAGACGCTGGCTTCCCTGATCTCGGTGAGTTGCGTTACGCTATTACCAATCCGCATCTGCGCAACACGCCAACGGGATCTGTTGGGCTCACCATCTCGCCGTTCGAGCCGGGGCTTGGTCGTGTCGAGCAATCGTTGCATTCGACATATCCAACAGCGGTCGCTGCTCGTGGTGAGCCGAGGACATTTGGCGGATCTGTGCCCTGGCATGTTGCTGGACCGGACCTGCACGCCAATTTGATGAAGTATGGCGACCCGGTAAAAGTAGCCGAACGTCCCGATTACTATTCGTCGCGAATGCCGGTAGGGTTACCCAGGACGCAGCTTGTGACGCCGCGTGTTGCCGACAGCATTTCCGAATGGATGTACAGGAACCCAAAGCTGTGGGGGAGTGCTGCAGCAGCGCCAGGGTTTGGCGCACTGGCCGCCCAGGACAATTATCAACAGTAGGAGACGACCATGGCTCAATCACCACTGACAGTGACGCCGGACGGCCCGACACCGCCAACCAACTTCACCGGGCAAGTCGGCATGCGACCGCCGACCACCGCAGGCCTGACGCCGATCGATGACGGCACGGCTGGCACGCTGACGGCGTTCGCTGCGCCAAGCGCAGGCGGCAACCCCTCCGAGGGCGCAGGCACCGAGGTGGTGTACACCGCGCCGGGCAGCCTCTCCTACGCTCCGACCGTTACTGTGTCGGATCTCGGCAACTTCACCGCGACACCGAACGCCTCGCACGCCTCGTCGCTGAACGGTTCGGCGGCGGCGACCATCACCGGGCTTGCGCCAGCCTCGCCAGCGTCTGGCCCCGGCAACGTGGCGCTCACCGTCACCGGCACCGGCTTTACCCGGGCCTCCCAGGTCTACATCAATGGCAACCCGCAAAGCACGGTCTGGGTTTCGGCGACGTCGCTCACCGTCGCCAATGCGCCGAAGAAGGCGACCGCAGGCACACAGGTCGTCACCGTCATGACCGGCGGCGTGTCGACAGCTGTCTCCAACTGGACATTCACCTAATGGGCATCAAGAGCATCAATGAACCGACTGGACCCGGGCGAACCTCCATGGTTACGCCGCGCAGCATCAACGAGCCTGGAAAGTTTCCAGCGGGCGACATCCCCAAGCCGACAGTGGCAGGCCTGGAGCCTAGCAAATGTGTGTTGGGCAGTGCGGGCTTCCGCATCTATGTCTCTGGCACCAACTTCTTTACCGGCAGCATCATTGTGTTCGCCGACTACGACGAGCCGACGACGCTAGAGGACGACGGGCGACTGTCGACCGCCATCGACATGAGCGTGTGGCACGGGCCAGACGTTGTGCCGGTCGCGGTCAGGAATGCTGACGTAATGTCCAACGAGGTGGAATTTACTTTCAATGCGCCAGAGGGCGACACAACCAAATCATCATCCAGACGTTGACCGCTGCGCATCACGCGCACAGAGGTGAAAACATGGGTGACCCGCAAGTACAGCCTGCGCAGCCTGCGCAGCAAATGCAGCTCCCCGAAGGGGCGCTGCCGAGTATCAACGAGCCGCCGGGTTCAGAGGTGGCGCCAAAGCCGCGACGCAAGAGCGTCAAGGCCAAGCCACGGGCGCGGGCCGCAAAGCCCACGAAGGCAAAGCGTAATGGGAACGGAAAGCCAAGGAAGCACAAATGAACCAGAAGCAAGACCAGGATCAGGCCCACAGCGACAAGCAGGGCTTGTCGCCGAACCACCCGCCGGATCTGCAGAGCATCAACGAGCCGCCGGGTTCGAACACTGCGCAGACGCAGACGCAGGCGCAGGCACAGAACCAGCCAAACCAGCCGGGTCAGCATCCTGGCCAGAACCCTGGGCAGCCCAATCCGAACCCTGGACAGCAGCCTGGGCAACAGCCTGGGTCAAAGCCAGGGCAGCCTGGAGCGCGGCCCGGTCAGACCAAGCACGACGACGATGACGACGAGCGGTCTGCAAAGAAGCGCAAGTAAAAGACCTACGCAGTAGTGTTAGCCACCGCACCTCTGATATTAGAGGCGCGTGGCACTAGAACTGATCGAGATTGAACCAGGACGGTGGCGCGTCAGGCGGGAGCTAACACCTCCGGCGCGCTCATCACTGCCATGTCCTCACGTTATATCAGACATCATGCCCGAGACCGAACAGGTCGACGGGCGCTTCTACACGTCAAAATCTCAATACAGAGCTGTCGGTAAGTCGTTGGGCCTTACTGAAGTCGGCACCGAGAAGCCTAAGCCGAAAGTGCGTGCCACCGCAGACAAGGTGGTGAAGTCGGCGCGTAGGCAGACCATCAAGAAAGCCGTCGAAATGTATCAGGCCGGTCACCGGCCCCACACCAGGGGGTAGCCCATGTCAGACGTAGGTATTAGTCAACCGACACCAGCACCAGCATCCACGCCTTCCGCACCAGCACCAGCTTCCAACGAAGTGGTGATCAATCAGAACCCGACCAACGCTCCCGCACCGCTGGGATCGCAGGCGCCGGAGAAGCCACCCGGCGAAGCCGATCGTGGCCACGGCAAGGCAGACAACCGGCGCGATGCCATCAAGCGGGCCTTCGACAAGGCCAACACCGACGACAAGCCGAAGACCGCCAAACGCGGCATGGGTGACAACAATCCGCCCGAGGCGATGGAGAAGGAAAAACCCAAGGTTTTACAACAGCATAGGGAGCAGGGCCGGTTCGCTAGGCCGCCCGATGCGCAGCAGCAGCCCGGCGAGCAGCGTGCGCCAGGGCAGGCGCAGCAGCCCGGCCAGCCAGCGCGCCAGTTGCCGGAAGGCACGCCATACCGCGATCCGCCGCAGCGCATGTCGGAGCGCGGCAAGCAGGAGTGGGCGGCGGCGCCGGAGAGCGTGCGCGGCGAAGTTCACCGCATGCAGCAGGAGTTCGAGGGCGCCTATCGCAAGTATCGCGGCGACCACGACGAGATGAACACCATCCGCAACTTCCACCAGATGGCGTCTCAGCAGGGCACCACGCTGCAGCGGGCGCTGACCAATTATGTCGGGATGGAGCAAAAGCTGCGGTCAGATCTTGTCGGCGGCCTCGACGTCATCGTCAACAATCTGAACCTGACGACCCGCGACGGCCACAAGATTGGGCTGCGCGACGTCGCTTATCACATTCTCAATCAGACCCCCGATCAGCACAAAATGGTGCAGGCGCAGAATGGCCAGCAGGCGCAGAGCCAGCAGATTGGCCAGCTGCACCAGATGGTCGCCTCACTTGCGCAAAACGTGCAACAGATGCACCATGAGAAGGTCTTCACGAACACCCGGTCCGCCGTCGACCAGTTCGCCGACGCGCATCCAGGGTTCGATGAACTGGGGGACTTGATAGAGCAGGAAGTGCAGCTAGGGTTTGATCTCGAGACTGCATACCAGCGCGCCTATCGCCTCCGACCACCTCAAGCGGCTCAGACCCGCACCGGCACACCGGCTCAGACCCGATCAAACAAGTCGATCTCTGGCGCACCATCCGGCGGACCCTCAAACGGCCAGCCACGCAAGAGCGACATCAAGATTGGCCGACGCGACGCCATCCAGAACGCGATGAAGCGGGTGAATGGCAGCGTCTAACAGACCGGACATGCCATGCCTAACATCAACGCTAATGCTGCCTATCAGCAAATCTTGTCGATGACGCTGGAGGATCGCTCCTCCAGCTATCAGGATCTCGTCTCCAACAACAACGCACTGCTCTCGGTGCTGCGCCGGAAAGGCTTGTGGCAGACCTACTCTGGTCCGCGCATTCGCCAGACCCTGCAGATCGCGAAGAACGTCCCGCAGTGGTACAGCGGCTACGATCAGCTGCTCAACCCAGCCATCGATCTGTTCAATGACGCTTACTTCGATCCGAAGATGGTCGTGGTGCCCGTCATCCTCTCCATGCAGGAGATCTTGAACAACGAAGGCGAAAGCCAGCTGATGGACGTCTACGACAGCTACATCGAGGCCGCCGAACGCGCCCTCGAAGACGCCATGGACGCCGCCATCTACAGCGACGGCACCGCCAACGGCGGCAAGCAGCTCACCGGGCTCGCCACCGCAATCCCCATCGTCACCAACTCCGGCCTGTACGGCGGCATCGATCGTGCCAACGTGATCTGGCAGACCAAGGCCTACGACGCCCAGAGCATGGCTCCGGCACTTGGCACCCAGGTCAATGCCACCACCGTCAGGCCGATGCTCAGCGTGGTGATGGGAAAACAGTCACGCGGCAAGGACCACGCCGACGTGCTGATCATGTCGCCGGAACACTACGCGGCCTACGACGCGGCCACCGTGGCGATCCAGCGGCAAACCAACGAGACTTCTCTCGGTAAGTTGGGGTTCTCGTCGCTGGAGTATATCGGCGGCGGCAAGCGGGCGGAGATCGTCCTCGATGGCGGCATTGGCTCAAACATGCCTGCCAATACGACCTTTGGCATCGACACCGACACGTTGCGCATTCGCTATCACCCGAACAGAAACTTCGACAAGCTGTTCGAGGGCGAAGGCCAAATGCCAATTGATAAGGACGCCATTGCGCAGTTTATCGGGTGGATGGGTGAGCTGACCCAGGTCAATCCGATGTTCAACTGGCGCTTCTACGACAGCAACCCGGCGGCCTAGAAACCCTCCAGGTTGTTGAGAGGCCGTCAACGTCCCCAACACGCAGGCGGCCTCTCGCTTGCTTTCACATTCCCTCAGACGGAGACATCGTCAATGGCTACCAGAGATCCAGACAGCACCATCGTTGCGCTGTTCAAGCATCACGCCGTCAAGAACGAGGGCCGCTCCGTCAAGGAAGGCCGTCCGATCTACGACGACATGGAGATCTGCGAGATCCGCTTCGCCGGATCACGCAATGTTTCAGTTTTCCCGGCGCTGGCTTTCTCGCACTGGGGCAACGATGACGCGACGCAGGAGCAGATCGCGATCACCTACGCCGAACGATTTCCCCGCCAGTACCGGCAATTCAAGGAACACACCATGCAGACCAAGAGCGGCACGCCGCTCACGCATGTGCCGTTCCTCACCGAGGCTCGCCGGGCCGAGTTGCGGGCGCTCAACATCTACACCGCCGAGGCGCTCGCCCATGTCGACGGCCAGGAGCTGAAGAACCTGGGGTCGTATGGCCGCGACCTGAAGAACAAGGCCATCGAGTTCATCGCCGAAGCCAAGCTTGGCGCACCGACCGCCGAGGTGCTGGCGGAGCTGGAGGCGCTGCGGGCACGCAATCAGATCCTCGAAGACGATGCCAAAGCCCTCGCCGACATGTCCGACAAGGACGGCGAAAGGACTGGCGGGCCGTTCGACCACATGACGCCGGAGATGCTGCGCGACTTCATTAAGACTAATACCGGCCACGCGCCGCATGGCTCGCTGAACCGCAAGACCCTGGTGCGAATGGCTAACGAGGCCCAGCAGAAAGTTGCCTGATGTCGTTACTGTCGGTGGTCAAGGATGTCTGCCTAACCGTCGGCGTGGCGATACCGCCGTCGGTGTTCTCGGCAATCAGCACCAACCGAACCATGTCGGAGATGCTGACGCTGGCCAACGAGGTGGCGCAGAAGATCGCCTACGACACCCGTGAGTGGACACAACTGACCAAGAACGCAGTGGTTACCGGCGACGGCGTCACCACGGCCTGGACCTTACCTACCGACTTTAGGCGCATGCTGCTGTCGTCCAACGTCTGGCGTTCTTCCACTCTGGTGGCGCCGATGCGTTTCGTTCCTGACGTTGACGAGTGGACGAACCGTCGCGCCAGGAACTACAGCGACAGCCGTGGCGAGTGGACGATGATGGGCGGCCAGATGCATATCGTCCCAGTGCTTGGCACCGCTGAAACGGCGTCGTTTCCGTACCTCCAGAAGAACTGCATCAAGCTGTTTTCCGGTGGCGTTGGCGACACGTTTCTCGATGACGGTGACAGCTTCATCCTGGGCGATCGTATCCACAAGCTGGGCATGATTTGGCAGTGGAAGGCTCAGAAGGGGTCGCCGTATGCCGAAGATATGGGGACATACGGCGACGCGCTGCTGATGGTGATGGGCGGTGACAAGCCCGCGCCGATCATCGCCGGACGGTCGCCGATCTCGGTCAGTGCTGGAGTTTCCTATCCCTGGCCGGTGCCGACGCCATGAGTGGACATCAAGCCTTTAAACGGGTGCCGGTGCAGCCGGAGGTGGCGCAGCACTATCAGACCATGACGTTCCCGGCGCCAACACGCGGCATCATCGAGAGCGAGAACTTTACCTACATGCAGCCGGGC